GTCCGGTCAATCCACCTCCGAGCCTTGAATCGATTCGCCTTACGTCCAGGGCTGCGGTCGATACCTTGCAAGATTCCTCAACAACCTCACTGCTTGCAAGCTCGCTGACAAACGTGCTCCCGAAGCTCCCCTCGTATCTGCCTGACGCAAAGGGATTGGTCACAAGCACGATCGAGACTTGCTTTGCCATGCGAGAGCCAACGAGCCGACGAAAAGACTGGCTGAACGTGTGGAGGATTCCCATCGACAAGGAAATGGCGAAAGCCAACCCTCAAACAACTGACGAATACCGCGAGTGCCTCAAAGCAGTGATCCGTGGTCTGTGTGTCAACGGCCAATGCCCAAACCCCTAATCCGCAGGAAGACCTAGCAATGTCAGAGAAATTTTTTTGGAACTGGCTGAACATCGGTCGCGACGGTCAACCGATCGATGGCGAGTACGGCGGTGGGCAACGAACCAATCGTTCGTCGCTTCCGAGCAACACAAGCCAACCGTTGGAGATGGCGCGTTCGCTTGCGTCAGCGCTGTGGCTGGTCTTGATGCTTGCGATATCGCCGTTGGTCCTTGGTCGCGTGTTCTTGGACAAGCTGGTCCGTCTGCTGGTTAAGCCGATGATTCGACTGGATCGATTTGCAAACGGTAACTAGGGAGCCTTGATGATGACCGAACAATTACTGCGGATTTTAGTGACAGTTGTTTTGTTGACATGCAGCAATCATTCGCACGAAAAGCTACGCCGCGAAATTGTTTTGTTCGGCGTCGACAACCGAGAGTGCAACGACTGGAAGCAGAACGAACAACCTAAATTCGAGGCTGACGGCTGGGTGGTTGCGACAAGCAAAGATCCAGGCAAGGGGCCGTGGCCTCAATTTGTTATCGAGCGTCACGGCAAGCAATACTCCTACAAAGGCTACCTTTCATTCGGAAAGATCGATGAGGTGACGCGGTGAACTTGATTTTGGCTCAACTATCTCAAGAGGCTCAACTAGGCGTCACAACGGCGGCGATCACTACGATGGGCGGCGTAATTGCAACGCTGTTTTTGTGGTTGATGAAAGCTCAAGCGAACTACTCCGAGAAGGCTGACAAAAACTACGAGGCGTGCAAAGAAGACCGGAAGGCCCTTTGGGATCAAGTTGGAATCTTAAACACAAAAATGGCTTCACTACTGGAGGGAAAACGGCATGAGTAATGCGCTTCTCGACGAACTACGGAAACCAGAGTACGCAAGCCTTAGCGACCAAGCGGCAGCGGATGCGATCAATGCCAAAACGGTCACGGTACGCGTCTTAGTTGACCTTTGGCAGATCGAAGAATATGCAAGGCGTAATGGAATCCGCCAAGCACTCAAGCGAGCCGAAGGAAACGCGCAGCACGCTTGCCAAGGAATCGCGATAGACATTCTGGCTTACATCACATCGCCGAGGACCGAAAAGCTAGACGTTGACCTAGCCGAGACCCAAGCTATGTTCGGGGCTATGGTATCTTGCGGGTTTGCTACTGAAAACCATGTCGGCGAAATGATGGCCCTAGCCGACCAAGCAAAGCGATGGGTTGACTTGAACGGAGTTAGCAATCAGTCCGCCGATTCAATCCGAGTCGCAAGGGACGAGTTAAGCGGATTGACGGCTAGAAAGCAAGGCCTGCACGCATCCGGCTCGACTCGATGGAATGCGTTTGCATCGGCGGTGGATAACCTCAAGGCTGGCGATCCGGACCCAATTTTATAATGACAATTAGTCGGATTAGTTCAGCAACCAACAACGGCACAAGCGTCACTCTAGGCACTCACGCCGAGGGCGATTTGATTCTCTACCTGGCATACAACCAAGGCTCGCTAACAATACCGACGTTGCCGGCTAATGTGCTAGGCTTGTACTCCAGGTCGGGTTCGGCAGGTTCGCAGAGGATAGGCTATTACCTCGCCGAATCATCGGCGGAAACCGTCGGAACTACGGGCTGGGCGAATGCCGACAACGTAACTGCGCTGGTCTATCGAGGCGGCTCAAGTTCGATTGTAGTCCCTTCGTTTTTGTCAATCGGCACGGCGACTTCCGCCACAATCAACTACCCTGCACAGGTCGCAGGCACGATTAAAGAGCAGGCCTTGGATTTGTGGTTGGCAGGCTACTGCATGAGCAACAGCACAGCGAACAGCCTTTCGACGATTCCCCCGTCTGGAATGACATCAATCAACAATTCTGTAGGCTCAAACTTTGAAGTGGCGACCTACGACACCAACGCGACGCGAACGACAGCATGGCCGTCAACAAACGTCACCGCGGCAAACTCAGCAGTGTATTTTGCTATGGTCTTCGAGTTGCTTGAGTTGGATTACAAGGTGACTGGCGGCGGCGGATTGATACTACCTAGAGCGATGAACGGAGGCTTATTATGAGCTTAAACAAGCGAACGAGGGGTAAGACTCAATTCTCAACTCCGTTTTTCTTTGCCGATACATCGAGCACAACGGGCGGCGGATTGAGCGGCGTAACCTCGGCATCAAGCGGCTTGGTGATGGAGTACCGCAGACAAGGCCAGTCAACCTGGACAAGCGTGACACCGCAATCAGGAAAAACGCTCGGAAGCTATCTGTCGGGTGGCATTGTCGCGGATGGATCGCCAGCGGGGAACTACGAGGTTGATTTCCCGGATGCGGCATACGCTTCGGAGGCTGGCGTCGAGTGGGTTGCTCTGCGTGTTCGCGGAGTGACGAACATGCTTGCAACCACCCTGATGATTGAGCTTGATGCAGCGGATTACAGCGATCCGGTTCGGCTAGGTCTTACATCGCTGCCTAACGTCGCGCAGGGAAGTAGCGGAGCTTTGCCAACCGGCAACGCAAGCGGTCAAGTAACGGTGGCAACACTGACAGCAGGAGCAATCCAATCGCTTTGGGATGCCCTTACTTCCGGCCTGTCGGCTGCTGGGTCCATCGGAAAGTGGATCCTCGACAACCTTAACGCGACGGTAAGCAGCAGGGCAACGCAAACCAGCGTCGACGCGATTCCAACGAACCCGTTGCTTACGACCGATGCTCGGCTGAACAACCTCGATTTTGCAATTTCGACGGTCAACACCAATATTCTCAACCTCAACAATTTATCTGCAAAGATGAATTTGTTCGGGTCTCCGTTGCTCGAAATCCCAGAGGCCGGAACCACGGTCTACGCTTTCACCGTGGTTGTAAAAGACGATGAGGACAAGCTGGTCAACCTTGATGCAAGCCCAACGCTGGCGGCTGCGAACGCTGCCGGTACAAGTCGGTCGGGGAATCTCTCGGCAGTCTCAAATCCTTCGACTGGTCGCTACACGTTCACCTACTCGGTCGCTTCGACGCATGCATCAGAAAGCTTGCGGATCACTGTCAGCGGCGCGGTGTCGTCGGAGGCTCGATACATTGAGTGGGTCGGTTCGGTTGTGAACTACGATTCGTTGACTGTGCTGCAACTGGTGCAATCGACGGTCAATGCGATCGATACTCGATTGCCTGCATCGCCTGCGGCCTCCGGTGACGTTCCGAGCGCTGCGACGATCCGCGATACGATCATGAACTCTATGCCAGGGGGAGGCTGGGTGAATGGTTCGTTCGGGGACCGATGGGTTATCGGCGTGAACAACAATCGCGAGGTCCAGGTCACAGGCTCGAACCACATCAGCGCGGACATTCATGCCTTTCAGAATGGTGTGCTGACTGCGGCTGCGATTGCTGCCGGTGCGCTGAACGGCAAGGGAGATTGGCTGACATCGCTCGGGGCAAACGCGCCGGCTGGATGGATCAACGCTGGGGCAATCACGAACGATGCAATCACAGGCGACAAAATCGCTGCATCGGCAGTAACCAAAATCACAGTCAATCTGTTCAAATACGGTGACATTCAACGCTGGAACAGTCCAGCGAACCAAATCGATGTAACGATTACCAAGGTTTAAGCATGCCTGTCGTCACTACCTTTTGCGATTTCTTCGGATGCTCAGGCGGTGGGCCTCCACCGAGCCCTGGGACGGGGAACGTACCGAATCTGCTTTCGGTCGACTACCAAGGCGACTGGCTGTACATCGACGGCATCGAGGATCTGACTTTTGCATTCGGGCCCCAACGCTACACGACTCAGACCGCATCGGCGAACGTGGCCAAGGCAAAACGATCGGCTTTGACTGATCGAGAGGTCGCGGTTGCTGCTTCAACTTTCGGCTATGAGCCGGACGATATGACGTTTGTTGTTTGGGCCGAAACGCTCGTTGACACGACGAATACAATCATCGAGCCGGAACCCGGGGACAAGTTCACAGCGTTCGATTTCGACTGGATCATCAAGAGCAAAAAACGCAACGCCGACCTTTCTCAGTGGCGATGCCTAGTACGAAAGAGCACCAAGGAATGAAAGACATTTCGATCGATTTACTGGTCGATGAAGTCGAACAGACCATCGGGCGCTTGCAGTCGTTCGACTTCGCTCCGGTCTTTGAATCAGTGCTCGATATTTTGCACGAGGGGTTCTCATCGAACTTTGATCAGACCCGAGCACCATACGGTCAGTGGCCTCCACACTCTCCGTTGACGATTGCCAAGTATGGTCCGCATCCGTTGTTGATTCTGACCGGTGCAATGAAGGCTTCGGTCACGCAATCGGGAGCTGCAAACAGGATAGAGGAAATCACGCAAACCGAAGCAATAATCGGAACGTCACTTTTTTATGCTCCGTATCAACAGTACGGAACTTCTGGACCGAACCCGATTCCTGCAAGGCCGTTCTTGTGGCTTGAGGGTGATTATGTCGACCAACTAC